TCTAGATTGTCGCCGCCCGGATAGTTTTGCGACTTCATCGTTACACTGACAACAGAGTCTGTGGTTGTTGAGCCGCCAAAGGTAATGTCAGGAACAAGCTTCCTTACAAGCGTAAAGTTTTCACCATCACCGATGTCCATTGGACTGCTTTCGATAAAAGAATTTAACCCGCTTTCGGGGCTTGTGCTTCCATCGTTTAGCTGTCGCTCATGCTCATAAACAAAGCCATCAGTGTTTGCCGCTAAAGGATAATCGTAAATGCCTCTATCAATCCATACCGTTCTTGGCATATCACCGAAGTACCAAATCTGTTCCAAATAGTTATATACAACATATCTGTCATTCTGCGTTGATGAGCCAGAGGTGTAGAACCACCAGACCTCGTTGTAAGCTGAGTTCACGCCCGCCGTAACCTTGGCGCTTTGATTAATGTTAAAGTCGTCAAACACCTTTGACCTAACGGTGCATGGCATTTTTTGCACTTGTCCTGAGTACATATAAAAGTTTTCTTTGCCCATCCAAAACACAACGCCATCCACTGCTATCGCCGCGTTTGGCCCCATGATTGTCGTTTGCCCAGATACTTGATTTATAGAAAATATAAAAGGCGGGCCAACAAACTGCATTGTATGCAGGCTGGCATCTGTAAATATGAGGGTTTCCTGTCTAGTTTGAATTGCAGTAACAATCTCTGTGCCGCCTGATATTCTTCTAAAATCTGCCGTGTTTGTTGTGCTGGGCAACCACTGTGTGGGGTCTGCCTGACTGCTAAACCGTATCATCAGGGGGTCTTGGACACCCAGATTGTCGATGCTGTCAGCGCCAAACGCTATGACGTGGCGGTCAACATCCGAAACCATTATCTTTTTTGCAACTTGCGGGGCAAACCCATCTGAGCCACTAAGGTCTTTTAGCTCTATTGCCGGAGACATTGCTGTTTGATTGGCTGATGTGTCCCAATAATAAATAGCTCCGTCCCTAATATTAAAAATAATATCTTCTACGAGAACATCGTGATGTATTATGCGAAGCCCCAGCCTAATCTCAGACTCAGTGTATTCTATGCCCCAGCCTGTGTAGTCTGTACTGCTTGTTGCATTACCGCTAATCAACGTGACCGTAGAGCCATCTGTGTGTGTTGACGCCAACCCTGTGCCTGCTGTTTGCACGTTGCTGTTTGCCCCAGTGCCTGCGTATCCGCGCACCACAGTTAAATCATTGGTGCTAACGCCAGTTACCTTTAGTATTTCATTGTCTATTAAAATTAAATCATTGGTAGCTATGCCTGTTCCGCTTGTCACAGTTAAGGTGGTGTCACTATTACTAAAGGTGCCGCCCTCGTTTATTGTTGTTGTTAAAGAACCTGTAGACTTTCCATTCCATGCGGACGCCCCCCAACCCGTGCCTGATATTTGATTATCTAGACCAGCGTTAAGCTGATACACGGCGGTGACTGAACCGCCACCTGTTGCGCTGGTGTCTGCGTTTGTTGACGCTGTAATTGTGTAGGTGTTGTCTGTTGGCACACTTTTAATTTCGTACTCCACTGAAAGCACCGTTGTCGTTAACGCGCTTCCTATCGCTGTACCCACGGTCAGCGTAACAAAATCCCCCACCTCTGCACCATGCGCCGTATCTGTTACAGTAATTGTTGCGGAGCCGTTTGTTGTCGTCAGCGGGTTGGTAAGCGATGATGTTTTTCTTGTAGGGGTTATGTTGTTAAGTACCCCCTTGCCGTAAACATAGTATTTCTTTGAAGTTGCCAAAGCCAAATACTCTGCGCCGTTCAGGGCCACAAATGGCAACAACCCCCTGATTATTCCGTCTGTTGCGGCAGGTGTGTATTTGCTCCAGCCGCCAATTTTTTCTGGTGCGCCGTTTCTAAAGCGCACTAAATTACAGTCAAACCAGCCGCCCTCATTGTCATACGAGGTCGTGTCTCTATTTATTCCCGGCCTAAATTGTAATTTCTGTAGTGCCATTATGTTTTTCTACCGCCATAGAAATCTGTAAGACTGACTTGACCACTTGACGGGATGCCTGTGTTAACTGTTGTCGTTGTTGTTGTTGCGGCCTGCCTGCGCCTAACTTGATAAAGGTTAGCGGAAAAGACAAAGCCGGGGCTTATTGATGGCACTTGAAAATTACCTATGAGCGGGCCTCTTTCATATTCAAATCCATCATTTGAAAGAAACAATGTTTGCGTATGCGGGCCAGTCAGACCAGACCCAAGTTCGTCTGGGTTTGTATTTGGTTTATTCACCCCATTCCACACAACGCTAGATGAAAAAAGCAGAACTTTCCAAAAATAATTTACTGAAGTCACTATTCCAGTTGCGCCTGTAGCGCCAGTCACATTCCCTTGATAGGCAGAAAAGCTACCTGCGGCCACGCCTGTGGTTATGGTTGTCGGAACATTTGCCCCACCACGATAATACTCCGAAAGCGAGTGGGGCGCAGAGCCGCCGAACTCGGATGCCAACTCAGAGAGGCTGATACTACCGCTTGTTTGTAAGGTCACCCCTTACCTCCTGTAATTCTTTTTGCAAGTCCTTGACTGCTTCAATCAAGTATCCAACTAGGTTGCCATAGGCCACAGACTTCTTGCCGTCTGTGCCGACATGCACAAGTTCTGGTGCTATCTTCTCTATTTCTTGAGCCACAACACCGCTACCTCTGCGCCCATCTTTCATAAAAGACACGCCGCGCATATCGAAGACTTTGTTGCCATCTAGGGTTTGAATGTCTGACTTAAATGCAATGTCTGAGTTAGCGGTTACATCTCCTGTTGCGACAATGTTGCCTGATGTATCAACCGTAAACATATTTGTTCCGCTTGAGTTTGCTGATATGAATGTCTTGTTTGAGTCTGCGCCAAGAAAGCCACGAATCGTTCCATTGTCCTCTAACTGTATTTTGGTGCCATTACTGTTTGTGCTATTTACCCTCAAAGGAGTTCCCGTGGCTGACATTGTGTCCTGTATGTCGCTTCTCATAAACTGAGAGCTATCAATGCCATCTAATGTGACGGCATCTATTGATGGCAGTCTCGCTGATGGCACTGTACCCGCATCAATGTTACTGGCGTTTGTGTAGTAGCTTCCCTCTTGACCATCCAGCAAGTCTGCATCAAGTCCAGAGGTAGCGCCATCAACTTCTTTGATTAAAGTTAATGTCTGTGTATTGTCCCTATTTAAATAATTTGCATTATTAAAAACTGAATCAGTAAAGTTGGTGTTTAGTGTTGCTACATCAACCCCATCAACAGTGCCTGTAACGGTAATGTTGCCACCGACTGACAAATTATTGGTGACTGCCGCTGAGTTAAGGGTTGCGACACCGCTTGTTGTTAGCGTTGTAAATACAGAGCCAGAGAACACTCGTATAACCTTCGCAGTAGACGCTCCCGCTCCGTCAAAATGCAGTAACGCTGTTTCCCCGTTAGTAATCTCTAGCCCTTCGTCTGTGTCAGTTGAGTGGCTAGTAACTTGGCGAATGTGAGCCGCCCGCGAGCCGCTCAAACTATTTCTTACAAGAATAAGCCTTTCAACACTTGTTGGTGTAAGGCGGAAATACTGTGTCGCACCTAAGTCAGAACCAGCGTCTTTTAATTCAATAAACGCATGACGCCCATTTGATGAAGCGCCCTCAGTTACGGCTATATCTTGAGGGCTTGATGTAGATGTTCCGCCACTAAGTGTAACTGTAGCCTTGGCACTAATAGACTCCTCAACCAACTGCCAGTTAGTGTTGGTTGTTGTTCCCCATGTGCCTGCTTGCTCGCCATCTGCAATCAGTTCTATTTTTAGGTCATCACTAAACGTGCTTGCCATTTACTTCTCCATCAATTTACTTCCGTCCAAGTGGTTCCCGTTCCTGTAGACACTGTGGTGTAGGTAGAGTCAGAGCCTGTGTTGACAATACTGTATACTGAATTTTGACCTGTATCTAGTAAGTCCCAAATAAACACATCACCCAAGGAAATTGTAAGCTCCGACAGGGCATCTAAGGCAATCACAGGTGATAATATGATTGACTCTTCTCCTAAGAAACCCTCACCAGAAACGCCCGTGGTCAAGGTAACAAGTGCAGTTCCTGTAACATCAAGCGTTCCCAGAGATGTTGTCAGGCTTACACCGGACAGCACCACCGCATCACTAGATGCTAATGAAGAAAATGAGTTCTCACTAAAAGTAAAAAAGCCAAAACTCATTTTTTGCTCCGCTAAAGTTAGAGTCTAACTTTTAATTGCCTTCTAATGTCGCAACTTTAGTTTCGAGGGTTTCAATACGAGCCATCGCTTCTTGTAGGGCTTTGACAGCTTTCATGTACAAAATAGAATATTTAACAGTCTTAACGGTTTCTTCAGGGTCAGTATCTACTTCAACCTCTTTTACCAAACCGTTCATGCCAGATGCTTCAAGCTCTTGCGCTATTACACCAATGTGCGTTGGAGAGCTTTTGTTATCAGATTTAAAGCTAAATTTTCTAACTTTTACTGCTTTAATATCATCCCATTGGCTTGTCGCATCTACAATGTTTTCTTTCAGTGCTTCATCTGATATTCCAGTAAAAGAATTGTTCGTGTTTTGGGCATCGCCATCTCCCATAACTCTGAAAGCTCCTGCATTTCCATTACATACCAAAACATTAGCAGTACCACTTACATCTCTACCATTAACAATGCGACCATTGTTTTCTATTTTACAGCCATTAGGGTCACTTGTACTTGGGGTTCCAGTGTCTCGACCAATGTGAATATTACCATTCTGATTGATGGACATAGCTCGTACTGTAATACCAGAGCCAAAGCTATTCGATGTTCCAAAAGCCATTATTGACCCACTGCTAGTAAAAGAAGCACCTATGCGAACATTTGGAACGCCATTTGGTTGATAAGGAGCCTCTACAAGACTAACAAAATTGCCATCCGTATAACTGGATTGGGTCACTCGCAGACCTTCCCCAGCCGTGGTTCCTGTAAATGTTCCACCCAAAGTGTTTGCGGTTTCTATTTCAATAGGATTTTCTGGTGTGGTAGTGCCAAGACCAACTTTGCCGTCTGAAAGAACACGCATACGCTCCGTATTGTTAGTTTTGATAACTAGAGGGCCATTATCTACATTGTTTATTTGAGCCTCATCACCATCAAAATTGGTAATCCGTAAACCATTCGTGTTTCCGTCCTCTTTTAAACGGATTTCTGCGGGGTCGCTTGCACTTTGAACATCTAAAGCAAAGGCAGGGCTTGCAGTTCCTACTCCCACCCGATTGTTTGTGCTGTCAACCTTTAGTGTGCTGGTGTCAACAGTCAGGTCGCCACTAACAGATACGTCCTGTGCAAACTCACCGGAGAACAAACCAAACGTGTCAAACGCCAGTATCTCTAGCGTGTCATCTGCTGAAGCTCCGCTGTCCAGCACGATGCTTGTGCCGCTGGTGGCGGTGTAGTCTGTCTTGTCTAGCTTAACGCCGTTGAGAAATACATCTGTGTACTCACCGTCTGTGTATGTCAGGGTGCGCCCAAGACTGTCTGCACCAGTAAAGCTGGTCTGTCCTGCTGTGGCTGTGTAGATAAACCTACCTCGAAGACCACTGCCCGGTTCTTTGCCTATATATGCCATTAGTCTGCATCCTCAATCGTAAGTGTCCCAGCTTCTACTTGACGTAGGATTTCTTGATAGCGAGTACTATCATTGTTCATTACAACGCACCATATCGTTCCATCTATTGTGCATTGGATAGATGTGTTATTACCTTCTAAGTCCAAAACATATTTAGCAGATGTAATATTCACAATTAAAGCTCCGCATCTAAAGCAAAGTGACCACCAGAAGTGCCATCACCTCTAAGGGCGGCAGGTCGGTCTTCATTTGGGAAAGTCGCTGTTCCTTGCAAAGTAACAACCTGATTGTCTATAAAATCATCCCCAATAATTGTTAGGTTTGTTAAATTTCTTACTGTTCCACTATCAACGCTTGTAAAATCGTCTGTCCCCGAAATAGATAAATCTGGCTGTGTTCGCATAGGCACGGGCAAATTAATATTGTGAAAGGATTTCGTCGAACTATGTATCATTCCTACGTTGTAATACAATGTTGTGCTTGCATCAGACAAACTGGGGAAACGGATAAAATATCTCTGGCACGAAGCTAACTCCTCACCAAAACTACGATGCTCAAACTCAGTGGCTACAGAGCCGACTTCAAACTGCACACCTGTAATTTCCCAAGTAGCATTTGTTGTTGTTACTACGGCATTGCCAGCATGACCAAAAGCTAAGTTTCCAGTAGAATAATCAGCCCAAGATGTGTTGTCTGTAGATGTGTAGTCACTTCCTACTGCTAACGCCCACGCTATATGAAAACCTTCTCCATTGTCGTCATTGATAGTAGCACCACTGTCTGTATCACCCGCAAATGTAATAGTCTTATATTCCCAAGTATCAGCAGAATTAATTGTGTATGTCCCGCCTATAATTCTTGTAGTTGAATCTGGTTTATATATGTAAACAGCAAAAGTAGCCGCTACAGAAGACTTCACATAAAACGAGAGTGTAGTGGTCTTTGCGCTAGAAGTAGCATATGCAAGATGCTGAAGGTGTTGTGCTTCAGGCTTTTGTCTTACAACAAAAAATTCGTTAGCGGCGATTGCAGATTCTGGTGTGGTAGTTTGCACCTTAAAAGAATTAGAAAAACCATCCACAATATTGCTTGTGTTTTGACTAATTGTAAAAACGGCATCGTCACGATTACCCATACTTATTTGCCATCTGTCGCAAGCGTAATAACCAAAACTGGTTACGCTTGACGTGGACGTGGCGCGTTGTGCTACCTTCATTGCACCGTTAAATAAAATATTCTTCCGACCATCAGGTGCGCTGGCAGATTGTGCGAGTTGTCTTGCTTTGCTTGCCATTTCTATGATGCCCCCAAGAGAACGCCGCCAAAGTTGCACCTTGTCCTATCAAGACTAAAGCTGGTGTTGTTGTTATTTATTGCTTGTAGCGAAATTACATCGCTCGCGGCGCAGTCATCAATACCAATCATAACGCCTTGGTCGTAAGAATCGCCGTATGAAATAACCCTAGCAATATTAGTAGTAGTAGTTTCATTTCTAATAAAAGCCTCTACGCCCGTTGCTACATCAGTTGTTGTTACACTAGCAAAAAAACAATAAATGCCTGCTACGGGGCAAGTAAATTTACCTGTTGTTGTATTGAAATCAGAACCATTATTTACAATCGCATTGGTTAGCACAACGACTGCCAAAGCCGCCGACCCCGAAAAAGCCATAAGACCTGTGCCTGTAGCTTGAAATGCTGGTAAATTAGGAATACCAAGAAGCCCCGCAGAGGTGACATTAAACAAAGTGCTTCCTGAACTATCCCCCACCATAAAGGCATTTGCAGAACTAGCTCCTATAAAACCTCTTGTTGTTCCATTGTCGGAAAACTCTTGTTTTAACGCATTACTATTAGTGCTGTTTACTTCAAAAGGAACGCCACTGCCTGCTACATGCAAAGCAGTATCAGGAGAAATACCCACACCAACGCGGCCAGAACTATCAACTCTGACTCTTTCACCTCCAGCCGTTTCGAGGGTAATAGTATCGGTATCAGCAAAACGGATGGCGGTGTTAGTATCTCCTGAGTGAACGATTTTGTCAGCGATTGTTAGGTCGCCATCAACCGTAAGTGACTGCGTTTCGCTGACATCGACTACATTGGTTGGCTTCTTACCAGTATAACCCATCAGGTAATCTCCATAATGCTCAGTGTCGCATCAATCTTTGCCGCCGTGTCTGCGTCAATTTTCAAAACATCTGTAGCCTGCAATACAACTTTACCGCCAGACAAAACCTCTAACGATGAGCCTACAGGTATCGGCACATTCTCCAGCAACTTCACTGTTTCGTTTGTTTCGGTATCGCTGGTATCTGAAACCAACTGAACATCTACAGTGTGTTGCGCTGTGCCTACGTTGCAAAGTATCAAGCCAAGGACAACAGATGTTGTTGAGCCGGGGCAGGTGTATAGCGTAAGCGGTGTGCCTGCTGAAGCTGGCATTGCCGCGTTTGTTTTTACCTTGAATGTATTAGCCATGTTTTATCCTAACGCGATTGCCAACGCCGTTGCATCATCTGTGGTTGCCACTGTGCCTGTTGCACTGGGTAGTGTCAGCGTTGCATCGGCAGTAGAGGCTGGGCCGATAAGCGTTACCTTGTTTGTGCCGTTGTCGCTGTCCTCAAAGAATTCTACAAACCCTGCTGATGTAGACCCATTCTTTAACTGTAACCCCGCGTTTACAACAGGTGTTGTTATTGTTGGTGTGGTCAGCGTTTTGTTTGTCAGAGTTTTTGTTGTGGCAGAAACATAAGTGTCTATGTCAGTGACAGCGACTTGCTTCATAGTGCCAGCGTCATTGAAAACTACACGGTCTGCATCTGCTACCGTTGTGCTTGAAGCTGACGTATCTCCGTCCATTATATTTAGTTCAGTAGCTGTCGCGGTCACACCGTCTAAAATATTAAGCTCACTTGCTGTCGCGGTCACACCGTCAAGTATGTTTAGCTCTTCTGGCGTTGATGTAATTGCCGTGTTGCTTGCGGCATTAAGAACGGGAACTGTGCCTGATTGATTGGGTAGATTGATTGTTCTATCTGCCGTTGGGTCTACGATTGTTAGCGTGGTTTCATGGGCATCAGCAGTAGCACCCTCAAAGATAATCGCGTTTTGCGCGTTCATCGTAACGGTGTCTACCGTTGTGGTTGTGCCTGATACCGTAAGTTTTGGAACCAGCAACTCACCCGTGCTTGGGTTGTATCGCAGTGCGCCAGTGTCATCTAGCAATCCGTTTGATTCATCGTGAAACACCACTGGGAAGTTTGTGTTTGCCGTGCTGTCGCTGACAGTAACTGTG